TTACTTCGGGCTGACCAGTGATGTACACATCCTGGGCACCCTTGGACACGAGGTCAATCAAAGCAGCTGACATTTACTAGTAAAGTATATTAAAATTTTAGCTCGATATATACATAAGGAACATGGTAGTTTTTCAAGCACTCACATGGGAAGCACGAGACGAAAAGGGTATTGGGGAAGAAGACCCCGACCCCGACCCTGATGATCCTGGGGGTGAACATTATATCAGTATATTTGGTAAAACCGAAGATGGGAAGTCTGTCTGTGTAACCACAGCATTCGAACCTTACCTATTTGTTAAATTACCTGAAAAAAAGTATGCAAAAGAGATTTATGCAAAGATAAAAAACGTATGCACTGGATACAATATTGTAGAGTCAAAAGATATTTGGGGTTTTCAAAATAGTAAGGAATGTTTATTTATGAAAATCAGATTTTCGGATTTAAATCGACGAAGAAAGATTGATAATTTACTGAAGAAACCAATGATTCTTTCTAGTGGTCCGTTTCCCCTGAGAGTATATGAATCAAATTTAGATCCTATTCTTCGAATGATGCATCGAACGGGAATTCAATCAACCGGGTGGTTAGATACTGGAAATGATTGTGTATATTCTAATTGGGCTCACGTTGATATAGATCTTTTCTGTAATAATTGGGAGACACTTAAACCCGTTAAACGAGATGACATAGCACCATTTGTAGTAGCATCTATTGATATTGAGGCTAATAGTTCTACGGGTAAATTTCCTGATGCTAATATTGAAGGTGATGCGTGTTTTCAGATTGCCTTGTCTCTCTGTAAAATGGGATCAGATGAGCCTTATGATAAAACTTGTTTTTGTTTCAAACAAACTGATTCTGATCTTGAAGGTTGTAATATTTATAGTTATGACACTGAACGAGAAATGCTAGAAGCATTCAGAAATTACGTGATCAAGGAAGACATTGATATTATGACGGGGTGGAATATTTTCGGTTTTGATCTTAACTACATATACACACGTGCTATAAAGAATAATTGTTCTGATTCTTTCTACTACCTAGGAAAATTGAAAGAATATGAAACCTACCTAGGAAAGAACAAAGGTGTGGCAGACGTCCGCGGCGGTTCAGGGATAGTAAACAAGCGTCTTTCTTCGAGTGCATTGGGTGACAATATGCTCAAGCTTCTCCCAATGCCTGGTCGTTTTGTTTTTGATCTATTCCATGAAGTTAAGAAAGGGTACAAACTCGATAGTTACAAACTAGACAACGTATCTAAACTATACCTCGGTGATCAAAAGATTGATATGCCTCCTCGTGAGATGTTTGCTCGGTTTCTCGAAGGAGACCCAGTGAAGCTTCGTGAAGTTGCAGAATATTGTATTAAGGACACACTTCTTCCACATAGACTTACAAAAAGGCTCTGCATACTTTTGAATTTACTTGAGATGGCTAAGGCTACATGGGTACCAATTTCATTCTTGGTTGAACGCGGACAGCAGATTAAGGTATTTAGTCAGCTGACAAAGAAGGCTCGTGAACTTGGATTTATGGTTCCTACTATTCGTTATGGTGCCTTGCCTCCCGAACCTTACGAGGGTGCTACTGTATTGGAAGCACAAGGTGGTGCATACTACACACCTATCACGGCCCTAGACTTTGAAGCACTGTATCCTAGTATTATGATGGCACATAATCTGTGCTACTCGACTTATGTAATGGATGAGAAAACATATGGAAATGTTGAAGGTATTACATACGAAAAGTTTGAACTAAATGGACGTACATATAAATTTGCACAAAATGTACCTAGTCTTTTACCAGCTATTCTTTTGGAGCTTAAACAGTTTCGAAAACAGGCTAAAAAAGATATGGCTGCAGCAACCGGATTTATGAAGGAAGTATATAACGGTAAACAGTTAGCCTACAAAATTTCGATGAACTCAATTTATGGTTTTACTGGAGCAGGTAAAGGTATTTTACCATGTGTACCCATCGCTTCTACTACCACGTACAAGGGTAGAAGTATGATTGAAGAAACAAAGAATTACGTCGAGAAAAACTTCCCCGGTGCAAATGTTCGATATGGCGACACCGATTCTGTCATGGTAGAATTTGATGTTGGAGGGAGAACAGGAATGGAAGCTATCGAGTATAGTTGGGAACTTGGTGAACGTGCAGCTGAAGAGTGTAGTGCACTCTTCAAGAAGCCAAATAACCTGGAGCTCGAGAAGGTGTATCACCCATACTTCCTTTACAGCAAAAAGCGATACGCTGCGAAGTTGTGGACGAAAGGTAAAGATGGTAACATGAACATGGACTATATTGATATCAAGGGTCTCCAGGTTGTTCGTAGAGATAATACAAAGTTTGTGAGAGAAGTTTGCAAGGAACTACTTGATGTTGTATTGGAGAGTAGTGATCCAGAACCAGCGAAACAATTGGCTCTTGAAAGAGCCATCAATCTTCTTGAAGGTGATGTATCGAATGAAAAGCTTGTACTGTCTCAGCAGCTTGGTGATTCGTACAAAAACCCTAATCTACCTCATGTAAAAGTCAGGGACAAGATGCGAGAAAGAAAGCCCGGGTCCGAGCCACAAAGTGGAGATCGAGTTCCCTATATCCTCGTAAAAACAGATGATCCAAAGGCAAAGGCTTTCGAGAAGGCTGAAGATCCAGTCTTCATCGAAGAAAATAACATTCCAATTGACTATCACCACTATTTCACTAATAAGTTCTTGAATCCAATTTGTGACTTACTGGAACCATTGGTAAAAGATCCCAAGAATGAAATTTTTGGCGAGTTAATTGCTCAGCATAAACCTCCACCCAAAAAGAGAGAACCAGCTTTGAGTGGTATGAAGAAGGAACAGCTTATAGAGGAATGCAAAAAACTAAACCTTGATACAGACGGAAAGGTTGCAGAGTTACGTCAACGTATTAAGACTGCCAGGGAAGATAAAGTGTCAATCGATCACATATTTAAAAACTACGATTCTTAGAAGGGTAAGATGGACAGGGTACTGACCCTCTTTGAAGAGGAGGTAAAGAAACAAGTAGCAGTAGAAGTCAAAAGAATTAGAGAAGAGTTAAAGGAAAATTTTAAAAAGGTGAAAGAAGAGTACCGAGAAAATGTATTATCCAACAAACAGGACGTTAAAGAGGCTGTTAGAAAGGCCAGTGAAGAGTACAGGGAAGGGTTGCAAAAGCAACGGGCTGTGCACAATGACGAGTTGCGTCGTCTAAAAGATGAACACAAGAATGAAATCAAACAGCTCCGTGATGAGTTTGCCGCTGCACAGAATACAAACCAAGAATTGATCAAGAAACTTCACATTTCATATAGCGATTACTTACGAGTGATAAGTATGAATTACCCTCATGTACCATACAAACTTCTTCTACGCGATGCACCAAATGAAGAAGACAACACTTGTAGAGGTTTGAAAAAGAATGGTACGCGATGCAACCTAGTTGGTAAGTACGATGGGTATTGTAAACATCATCACGATCAATATAGGAAGCGAGACACTGTTGAAATGATTGATGATTCTTCTTCAGTTCTGTCATTTGGTTCAGAAAGTAAAGGGCTTATAGATTTCAATTCTATGTTATAGAAGAGATGAGTAAATCACATATTCTGCTATCTTCCGTAAATGAGTTCTATTCCGATGATAAGAATAAAACAACCCTAATGAGTATACTAGATAAAACCAGTGGCATTTCACTAAGAAATATCGAGTGGTTTATTACCAATTATGCCAAGAAGCATCAGACTTCTTATACGACCACCAATGGACGACTCTTCACGGTGCATTGTGCTTACAAGAGTAGTCTGGATGGTTATAGCAAAAAACTGTTTGATCCCTTTGCACGATCGGAGAAGTTTACTTACCTTATTCCCGGTACATCTCATGAAATTCAGACAACGATTGCTCAATTGAACTTCATCAAATGGTGTATTAAAAACCGTATCATCGACTATATTTCTAAGCATAAGGACACACTCTTTAGTAAACGAGTGACATGAAACCCTTTTCAAATTTAAAAGTTTGATACCCGGTGTAGTATATGTAAAGTGTGTACGAGTCAGTTAGACCTGGGTCAAGTCTAAGTTCGATCTTTGTTTTTTCTGACTGAATTTCACTAAAATCTAGACTACCCGACGGGTTTACGTTAATAGGATTAATTGAAAAAGAATATGTATATATGTTTCTAACAGGTCTCGATAATCGCTTTTGATATGGAACCATGTATTTGTAGTACCCATCTGTCGTACTTGAAATATTTGGTAAATCAACACCTTGAATAAAGAATTTCGCACTTTTCATTACAGGGTTGAAGAAGGTAAACTCTTCGTCGAAATCAGGGTTCTTTGAAAAGTTAAATCTATTCTGAAGATAGTGATAATCGGAGAAATTTGCATCGGGTACTCGAAACACGCTTGTGTCGAGTGTAATACTGTA